GTCGGGTCTTTCTAAATGGAATAGGTTTTGTCATGGAGTAAAATTTAGCTTTGCTCATTATATTCCTCCTCAATCACTTTAAAGAAGAACTCTTCCGGTTTAGGGTTTATCATGTTATCAATAACCTCTCTTACTGGAATACTTCCAACTTCTTTTTTAACTGGTTCTAACTTCATAGAAACACTCCTTTCTTTCAATCAAAAAATCTATGCTACATGATTATAACACATAGCATAGATTTATCAAATCGACCTAAATATCAGCGTCCACTATATCTTCTTTTTTATCTTCATCACTCTTACCTAAGTCACCGAAAATTTTCTCTAAAATTCCTCCACGTTGTGGGTTCGTGACTTGAGTAGTCATTTCCTGTGTACCATCACTTCTGAGAATTTTGGTTTGTCTGAGAACTTCTGTACTTCCATTCTCATACATAGCTTTAAGCTGTCCTAAATATCTCATAGACTGGTCCATCATAGCAGACACATTCGGGTCTGGCAGTCCACCTTCAAGCATTTCAAACATCATGGTTCTTTGTAATCTTCCCAGTGAGAAGTCCACAATACCCTGCATAGCTTGAATAATATCACCCATATCTCTTGTGTCAAACTTATCAAAAATCTTATTGTAGGCACAAGCAAATCCGGCTTTATATTCTGGACATTTCTGAGCCGCATAACAGGTATCACAAGCCAGTTTAGGAAACTTCTTTGAGTACATCTTCTTTGGCTTCAACACTTGTCTCTGACCTTTAAGGAAGTGTCCATGTTCATCACGGATAGGTGTAATTCCCTCTTCTGCAAAGATTTCATCATCTAAAGAATCAATCTCTGGTGCTTCACCATCAGTACTCTCTGGCAGGTATTTTGAAAGGACATTAAGGACTTCCATTTCAGAAACGTCCTCAGTGTCATATTCATCATCTGTGATATAAGTCTCACGCTCTTTCACTACCCTGTCAAAATTCGTGCCGAGAAGTAAGAGTTTATCATTCTCACCTAAAAGGTTCTCTTTGTAGAACTGAATAAGGTCAGTGACCCTTTCTTCATCACTCTGGACAATCCTGTTGATGTAGAGGTCATGGATTTCTTTAATTACCTCTGGTGTGTAAACCCGATTGATAAATTCTGCATAGTCTGGGTTATCCCAGTTCATAAAACAGGTCATATCAATAACACAGTTTAAAGCCTGTACTCTGTCCTCTTTAGAGACATTAAAGAGTTCTGCATAGTGTTCCCATGTAGCGTCCTGCTCTTCTGGATTGTCTAACCACTCTGGTGTAGGGTATTCAATAGAGTCAAGGTCTGCTTCTGTTCTCTTCTCTCCCTTTGGTCTTAACCAGTACATTCTGGCTCTACACTGCTTCTGAATATATTCCTCTGCTTCAATAAAAGCATGAACATTTACCCTAATCATTTCTGTGCTGTCTTCATCAAGTAATTTCTGTTCATCAAAGCCCAGAGAAACAAGTTTTGGGAGCATATTACCCTTCCACTTGTCTTTCTTTAAACGTGTCATCTTCTTACCAGTCCAGTAGTTGACTTCACCATACTGCAACCCCACCATCCACGTTGTAGAGTCTACTGTATAAAATGGGAGGGAAGTTAAAAGAGAAGTCTTTGTCATAGCCATTCCATGTACAACAGTATTATATTTTTCTGTAATTCTGAGTCGGTCTCTACAAATTCTCTCTCCATCATCAGAGTCAAACTCCCAAGGCATACCAATGTAAGGATAACGCTGTGCATACTGTTCCCAAGTTCTTGCTGTCTGTCCTTCATGGTAAATGAAACACACTGGAATACCTGTCTCAAGCATAAAAGGCTCAAAGTACTTTTCATTCCACTGCTGAACAATTTCTGGGTCAACATGACCTTCAATATCAAGATTGGCAATAGCAAAGATAATGTCCTTGTGCTTTTTAGCCCATTTTAAATATCTATCAATCTGTTTCTCCCAGTCTTCAATAGTGAACTCGGCATACTTAGAGTCATTTCGGTAAGTGTAAGCACCAGAGTCAACAAAGAACTTGATACCAAGACCACTAAACTTATCAACATTCATGTGTTTATTCTGCACATACTGATAGGACACCAGAAAGTTTCTGATACCCATATCATACAGAATGTCAAAGTTTCTTTCATCTTCAACACCAGAGTATAACATATGAAAATCCTGTTCATGGTCTACAATATCCCACAATGTCTTTGGCTTCTCTTGTACTGCTTCACTGGAATGGTCTTCTTTATTCGTAATTTGATTAAATTTGGACTTTCCAGAAGACTCTGGGGTATTTGTAGGCATTGCCTTTTTGAGCTTTAATTTAGGCATATCTCTTACCCCTTTCTTCTCTCTTTAAATTCCTCATAACTGTCTTCAAATCCCGGATGTGTTCTCTTAAAGTATGTGATAGTACTGCAATCACTTTCAGCACCACGACACTTCACACACTGGTGTGTTGCTTCTACCTCTACAAAAAGTGCATGAGGTTCAAGCATATTAAACAAGAACTCTCCAATCTCTGTAGTCAGCTTCTCCTGTAACTGTGGTCTCTTACTAAAGTACTTCACCACTCTCGGAAGTTTTGACAGTCCAATGATTGTGTCACTCGGAACATAACCAATAGTGACTTTGCCGGAGAAAGGTAAGAAGTGGTGTTCACAAGTAGAGTTAAATTCAATATCCCTTACAATCACCATTTCACTCTCATACTCATTCGGAAAGGTAGTCATGGTCTCCTTTAACTCCTTCATGTGAGCGTCATTCACATTTGCAAATAACTCATTCACCCACATCTTAGCCACTCTGAGGGGAGTGTTCTTATTGCTCTCTGTTTTTGGGATTTCAAGAATCCTCATAATCTCTTCAAGATGTTCCTTAATTGCTTCTACTTTGTTATTTATCATAGTATATACCTCCTTTATCTTGTAATCTTCATTATAACATAAAAAAGCACTGGGTCAACCTATTGTCAACCCAATGCTCTCTTACTTTTGGCTGTGTGACGATTATCGACCACGAACACGGTTTACTACGTTGGAAATACCATTACGGATAGCTCTTCCTGCTCTCTGAATAGCATTACCACCTCTACCGCTACGAGTAGAATTACCACCACTACGTCCATTGCTAGGACCTGCGTATGCTTTCATCATAGTTTCGTCCTCCTTTTTGTATATTTGATTAAGGGTGTTCTTATAACAGGGGAATATACTAAACACCTGTTAAAGTACGTTTTCTTAACCTTCTCTTACTATACCAGAGGAGCTTATCAAAGTCAATATGTTTCGCCATAAATTTCTTCAAGTGCAAGACAATCTGGACACTTCCCACAAGGGAAAATTTTCAGTGTTGGCTCATTACATGAAAAGAAATCTGCCGGAGTAATATTGTGCTGTCTGGCTATTTCTTTAAAATCCCACTTATCCATATCAATGAATGGTGTCTCAATCTTTATGTCAGAGTCTTTCAACACCTGCTCAAGATTATTAAAGAACTCACCAGTACAGTCAATGTATTCATGCCCCGGAATTGATTTAATTACAGCTACATAGATTTTCTTACTACCAATTCCTTGTGCTAAAGAAGAAGCATAAGCCATGAAGATAAGATTGCGGTACTCTAAATACTGAGCGTCACCGTCTGGGTCTGAGTGTTTTTTACCATAGAGAGTACTTGCTGTCCATCTAATAGGGTCAAGTCTCACATTATGATAAATCATGTTCAGTTTCTTACACACCTTCTTAGCACAATGAGTTTCCATGAGTCGATTTCTGTTTCCATATTCAAAATGAAGGGAGTGAATTTCTGCGTCCGGGTGTTGGTCTCTTACATAGTGGCACAGACACACACTATCAAAGCCACCACTGTTAAGTACAACAATCTTTTCTTTCATAACTACCTCCGAAACACATCTGGAATATCAGCCGGAAGAGAACTTCTTGAAGGTTTAGCTTTATTCACCGGATTATGATAAAGAGGTTGACCTACATTTCTCTGCTGTTTCTTCTCTTCTGGCTGTGATGTTCTAACAGGTTTTCTTCCTGCTACTTTATTCAGTCCATTGAGTCTTGCTGTCTCTTCATCTAAAATCTCTTTAGCTCCAATTTTAGCTCCATCATATCTTTCTTTGTCTGCCTTGATTTCTTCGGCTCTTGCTAAAGTGCGAGCGTCATCACGTCTCTGCCACTTTAATTCTTCTGGGTCTACTGGTCTTCTAATCATCTTCCTACCTCCTCATAAGTCTTTTCAAAAATGTCTGGTTTGCATGGATAATATTCTCCATTGACACCCTTGATGATATAATCTCCCACACTTGCGTTCATAACACCTTCAAGTGTCTCAATCTTGAGTACAGGATTTTCTGGGTCTTCATAATTAATCCTTAAATCTTGAGTAGTGATAAACTCTGAAAGCTCACAAAGTCTTTCTGGGTTATCCAGAAATTGCACTGCTTCAATCACTACTGGTTTCTTTCTATATTGCTTTGCCATATTACTTTACCTCCAAAATCTTATGAAGCTGTATCTGCACACGAACATCTAAATGGTCTTCCAGAATCCAATCAACTAACTCATGTCCAATGTATGCTTTTCCATCTGGGTCAAACATAGGACTGACAAGAATTTTTGCGGAAGTAGGATATTTCTTCATTACTCCCTTCATAAACTCATAGTCTTCTCTGTCCTTGATGACATACTTAACCTCGTCAGTGTTTTGGAGTTTTAAAAGATTCTCATAAATGTTCTTGTGTTTCACTCCACTAGAAGGACCTTTAATGTCCATCACATATTTGTAACTTCGTCTGTAACTTGGTTCTTCAAGTGGTACACACCCACTTGTCTCAATGGAGACTTTAAATCCCAGTGATTGTAATTCATATACCAGTGGTAATGCTTCATCATAGATTAAAGGTTCTCCACCAGTCAAGCAGATGTTCTTACACCACTTGTAATCTTTGAGTACTGTCTGGACTATGTTACCCACAGAAATTCTCTTTCTGTCCTCTTTCTTCTGAGGTTGGTCGCAATAGGAACAACCAACAGGACACCCAAACAGACGGATAAAGACACAAGGAAGACCAGTATCACTTGACTCTCCCTGTATGCTACAGAAAATTTCATCATAGTATAACATAGTCTTACCTCCTTATGGCTCTAAAATAGAGTACTCTGCATAACTATCTGCTGTCTCCCACAGCTTCACACTTACAAGGTGAACACCCTCTGGCAATCTGGAAATAATGTCGGAAGAAATAACCGAAACCATATTCTCTGCTGTCGGGTTAGGGAAATAGTCATTGAGATTGCAGTGGTCGTATTTATCCACAGCTACCTCTTTCACAATACGTTTCAAATCTTTAAAGTCAATAATCATTCCGCACTTTGGATTGTTTGTGTCTTTAATGATATTGCCACCAACTGTCACACTGAGTTTGTAGGAGTGTCCATGAAGATTGTGACAAGCTCCTACATAGTGTGGCAGGTGGTGACACGCTTCAAAGCTAAAGTTCTTTGTTACTGTAATCATCACCTGTCACCTCCTTACATTGTTGATAACTCTGCAAAAATCCAATCATCTGCAAGCATATCTGCTTGTGAAGCAAGCCAACCCATCTGTACACCAGAAGTGCCAACAAATGCGATTGCTTGATTTCCGATTGCTTTATGCTCACAGTTTGCTACATGACCAGAAGGTGTTTTGTAGCTGATGTTACTTGCAAGCTCAATGTACTGGTCTTTACCATTCCAACCTTTACGTTTTACTCTAAAGCCACGCTTCATGTACTTGATTGCTTCACCAAATGAGAATGTGGCAATACCTCCGAGTAAAGGTGTGTTGTGTTCATCAGCAATAACCCATTCATCACTGAGAACATTGGAAAGTGTGTACTCAACTCTTTGAGTCTCACGAATGTCCAGTGGGGATTTCTGTCCATTGTCAACATCATCTTGTCTACAGTACATCATAATGGTCTGTTTGTTGTTATCCCAACACCAGTAACCACCCCATGATGGAAGTTTGACTTTGTGACCTTGTTTCATAGCTTCTAATGCTTCTTTAAAATACATAATAAATTCTCCTTTCTTATTCTACAATCAGTCTTGCAATTAACACAGTCTTATCACCGTCAATGTCTGCAACATCATAACCCGGTCTAAAAGATAAGACTTTACCTTTTTGAGCAAAGATACTACTGGCAGTAGCCATAGCTTTAAACATCTGGTTTACACTAGAAGCTCCAATAGCTCTTAACTCAATATCAGTATATCCTGCTTCATAAGTCTTAACAATACTTCCGGCAGTCTCTTTTGTAGGAGAAGAGCCAGACACTCTAAGTACTTTTGTTTTATTAGGTACACCCATTGTTGCTACCTTCCTTTCTTCAATAATTACATTGATTTTCTTTCTGCAATTTCAGCCATTTTAGCTGAGTTCAATCTTGTGTCACCCTTCACTCTTGAATAACTGAGATAACCATTCATGCGGTCAATCTTTGTGAGATTCTTACTACCACATACAGGGCAAACGTCCATTTCAAGCTCTTGGTGTCCACAGTCATCACAGTATGCTAAAGACAGGTTCACACCTTCATAGAATCCCATTTTCATAGCTCTTCTTACAAGTGTTCTGATTGCTTCAACATTGTAACCAAGTGGGTATCTCACATACTGGATTTTGCCACCGTTTGCTAAATCCCAGAATCTCTTTTCAAGGTCTTGTTTCTGAATAGGAGTAATGTCCTCTGTAACATGACAGTGGAAAGAGTTTGACACATAGGGTCTGTCACTTACCTTCTCAATCACTCCGAACTCTTTTCGGAACTGTTCAATCTGTAAGCCACACAGACTTTCAGCAGGTGTTCCATAGATAGCATACAAGATACCATCTTCTGACTTGTACTGCTGAATTTTAGTGTTAATGTGTTTCATAACCTCTAAAGCAAATTCTCCGTCTTCGACAAGAGACTTTTTATTGTAAAGCTCTTGAAGTTCATTCAAGGCTGTGAAACCAAATGAAGCCGTCATAGGCTTTAACAGTGGTTTGATTTTGTCGGAAGGTTTTAAATGACCCCCATAGAAGCCACCTTCACAATAAGCTACTGGATTGACACTTGCTCTCATTTCTCCCAGATAATCAAAGGTTCTCTTATGAATACCTCTAATCATTTCAAGGTAATAATCAAGCACTTCATAGAAGTCCTTACTTTCTCTTCTTGCCTTTGCAAGTATCATAGGCAGGTGAAGTGACACAGCTCCAATGTTAAATCTTCCAACAAACACTGGTTTGTCATCTTCATCAGCAGGTGTCATTCCTCCACGCTCATACCACGGAGATAAGAAAGCTCTGCACCCCATAGGACTTACAACTCTCTTATACTTCTTATACATTTCAGCTACATATCCCTCACCAGTCAGTGATAACCAGTCTGGGTACATGGTCTTACTGGAACAGTCAATACCTGCTTCAAACACATCTTCATTGATACACCCTTCACCATGAAGTTCTTCATCATACAAAAATACGATTTTTGGGAAGAGTACAGGTTTCTTAAATCCCGGCTTACCTTGACCCTCTTTGTGTACTCTGAGGAAAGTGATAGAAGCAAGTTTTTCAAAACGAGCTGTGCCAAGTCCTAAAGTCATAGTGATGAATGGATAGTCACCTCTGGAACTTCCAACAGTGTTGAGCTTCATTTCAATACCTTGGAATCCCTGTTCATAATCTCTCTCAACTTTTCTGTAAGCCCAGTCAGTACACTCTTTAGTCACTGTCTGCTGTCCTCTGATTTCAAGATACTCCTCAATGTACTTCTTGTAACTCTTTTCTGCATATGGAGCTAAAATCTTATCCACCTCTGGCACAGTGAAACCGCCATACTGTTGTGAAGCACAAGACAGAATAATGTCTCCCAGAACATCAAAAGCAGTGTCAAGAGTTTTCGGTTCATTGTACCACTGATTACCCATTTCAAAACCACCAGTCATAACACTGGCAATATCAAACAGACAACAGTTCATAGTGTCCAATCTGGCTGACTGGTCGTGAATGTAAATGTAACCTTCTTTACACGCTTGGAGTTCATCTTTTGTCATAAAGAACCTGCGGTAGAGTCTTTTGTTTAACTCATTAAATATCAGACACCTCTTAGTGGCAACAAGTGTACTGTCTGTATTACTGTTCTCCTTATCACCAATATGTCTGATACTCTGAGACTTCACATACACTTGGTCCATCATGTGTACAAAGTCATGTTTGTAATTCCTGTAGTCTCTGTAGCTCTTTGCAATCATAGGGTCAATCTTATCCAATGCAAGCTCCACATAGTTGTGCATTTTTGGAACAGGAATTTCTTTCACACCTGCTCTCTCAATGGCTTCTTCAACTTCTCTGACAATATCCCATTTTTTCTCTTCACTGAGATTCACCATAACTCTATTTGAAGATTTTGTAACAGCGTTGACAATCTTCTCCGGGTTAAAAGGTTCAAGAGTTCCATCTTTCTTAATGATTGTGTAATCACTCAAATTCATAATGAATAGTCCTCCTTCTTTTTTCTTGGTTTAATGACTTTTGAAACAAGGTCTTCAACCAATACATAACCGAAATTTCTGCTGTCATAACTGTCTGGGGCATTATCACCTAAGAAGTATATGGACTGAACTTCACCTTTCTTGTCTCTGAATACCTCGCTTACTCTCTTGATTAAAAGTCTATTCTTCACTGTAGGGTGTTTAAACACCATAACGTCTCCCGGCTTGATTTTATTCTTTCTGAATATTCTTCTGGAAAGAATAATTTCCCCATCATGGTAAGTGGGGAACATACTGTTACCACACACATTGACAAGTGGGAAAACAAAGTGTTCAGCTACAGCTCCTACTGCAATAAAAAACAGCCACTTCAAAACTATCATTTCTTAAATGTCCTCCTTCCGACTACTTTCTCTTTCGGAACAAGGTTCAAGAAATCCTCTAATTTCAAAGTGACATAATCATTTGAGGTATTGTGTTCATGAAACACCACGATTGGCACACGACCTTCTGGACAGTCACTTTCTGCTTGCCTTATCCACTTTGGAAGAGACCACTGCTTCTGATTCTTACACTCTATGTGTAACAGTAACATCTGCTTAGTGTCCACAATGGTAATATCTCCTCGGTAGTCATCAGCTTTATCTGACTTCTTAGCAAATCCACCAGACTGAGGTGTTCTCTTTAATTCAACACCATATTTACTCTGGAACTTCTTTGCTATGTCTCGCTCAAATTGACCGCCTTTTCTCTTAGCATTTCTACCCTGTCTTGAAAGAGCTTCGTGTTTCGTTTCTTCTTGTTTTGGTTCTTGACCTAATGTTTCTGTTTTCTTCTTTAACTTCATCATTAAATTCTCCTTTACTTGTTACGATATATTCAACAAAATGCTGTAACCCCATTATAGTCCAGAGACTTCTTTTCGTCAACAATAAAAAATAGGAGCAGATTTTACTCTGCTCCTAAAATTCTTATCTGTATTCAAAAGAACCATTAGTGTCGTCGATTCTATCATATATTACCATGTGCATAGCTTCTTTTGTTTCATCACTTATAGTAAGTTTCATCATTCCACAGGGTAGTTCTAAATCTACCACTTCTTCTATAGTGTTGGGATAGTCAGAACTCCATACTCTATTCAATGCAACAATGATGTTATAGGCTCTGTCTTCTACAGTTCCTCCTTTATTTTCTGCCATAAGCATTAAATACTTGCTATCTTCTGCACTCCAATCCATTGAGTACTTATCTTGAAACTTAGTGTGCGTCTCTTCTTTTGCAGAACACCCACTTAACAGAAAGCAGATAGCACACAGAATTATAAGTTTTCTTTTCATCTTACACCTCATAATCCTTCATTTGCGATTTTGTCTGTAATGTCAATATACAGGTCGTTTAACCTATAGTACATTTTATGGATTTCATCTGGAACATGGTCTCCATCACGTTCAATGTCATGCTCTACATAACTCAGATACCATTTAGCTTTGTCAATGTCTTCTGCACCATTCTTGTTTTTATATCTCCACAAATACTTAAAAGCATTACACAGGCAGAAGTCATACACTGCTTTTGCTCCAAAAGCTACCCTCATACACTCAATACAATCTAAAGAGGTGTTACCCTCATAGTGTGATGGGTGATTTACATTGTCTACTTCCTTACTCATACTTAAATACCTCCTTTACTACTTTGCAGAATTTCTTGAAATCCCTCTTACTCATATAGAACTTGTGAATATTCTTAGTCTTACCCACTTTCTTTTTAGTGAGTGTAACAAGAACTCCATCAGTGTCACAATCAACAAAGGACAGAAAATATGTACCCATTGTAACAGGGTGTTCAAGAGGTGGATTGAGCTTGACAACACCACTAAAGGTAGTCTTACAGGATAACAACTGCTTAGTCATTTCCTTATTCAGCTTGAAGGTAGAATCTACCTTCTTACTGAACACCAGAACATTTACTCTTTCACTTCTCTTCTCAACAGTCAACTTTAATCTGTCCGGCAGTCTGAATGTGAATTTGTCCATTACTTAATTCTCCCTTCTGATAACTCAATCAGTTCTTCATACCAAGGTTGCATGATTTCTTTCATCTGAGGGTGTGGAGCACCTGTAGTTCCTTTTGCTCTCAGATTAACAATGTGTTGCCACTCTGTCTCATTACAGGTCATAATGATTTCCGTCTTTAAAGAGTTTGGCAGGACACTTCTAGCTTCCTGTGGTGTTGAACCATAACCTAAAAGCTCAAAGTACTTTCTCTCAGCAACTTCACAAGAAGTCTTCCATGCTTCATACACTCTGCTGTCATCATGTCCAGTATCAAAAAAGAATGGAAGGATAAATGTAATATCTCCTCCAAATTTGTCTTTAGAATAATTGCAGTAACGAGTACTCTCCTGTGCAAAACTACAAGGTCTGTGTCTTACAAGCTCATGGGAAACACCTCTATCACATACAAATAAAACAGTATGAGTCCTGTGTTTCATAATCTCCTGCTCTCTAAGATTCTTTGGACTATCATAAAGCTCGTTGTACAAGTCATCACAGAAATCTTCCTCCGGCATAATCTGAAAGTGTCTTGTATTCCTGTAAGAGAAACACTGAGGAAAAATCTCTGGGAAGTAGTTACCAACACAAGACAGCATTTCATCAATCACAGAATTGATTGGAGTAACAATCAAATCACAAGCTCCTAAAGCTGACACCATATCAAAGAACACTCTTAAAGGTGCTGAGATATAAGTATCACCATGTTCCGTGATGTAAACGTGTTTAAGAATATCTGTAGCTTCTCCCAATAAACCACAATCCACTTTGGCAAACATACTGAGACCTTTCATTAAGTCTTCATACAGACCTGTGTATCTCATATGTACCCAGTAATGCTCAATCATTGCATAATGCTTTCTGCTACACAGTCCTTTCACAAACTTCACTGCACTATCATCAGTGATTTTATCCTCTGACTTGTAGCAGGTTCTACCAATCTTCTCAATAAACTGGTAAGGTGTCATTCCCTCTTTGGAAATGTGCTCATGGTAAGGTTTAATTACCTTCATGATGTTATCCTCCTTTTATTCAAGCCATCTATTATCAATGTAATAGAAAGCAAATATTATTAAAGCTGTTACAATAAACCAGACAATCCAAAATATAATATTGATTGTGTTTATATCTGTCATATAGGAATCAACAGTGTCCTTTAAAGCTCTTTCACTAAACACTGAATTTTCACTTATAGTGCCATCTTTTAATTTAGTGAATATTGTTCCCTTCATTTTTGAGGAAACACCATAGTACACATGACGAAGATGATACCCGGCACTAACTGTATCAATGTGGTGTGATGAAAAATCAAACCTATCATAACTAAAAGACTCTCCTAAAAACGTGATACTCTGAGTATGCTTTGAATCATTCCCTATATTATCCCAAGTCCAATAAACTTCTGTTCTTGTATGTGTTTGTCTTGTTTTTCCAGAACCAGTCGTATATGTTACTACTCTTGTGTGCCTAGTGTATCTCTCTGTTTCCTGTCGAATATATGTATATTCTCCTTTAACATCATCATAAGATACTGGTGTGTCTGCTGAAAGGTCTCCATACACAAAAGCATTACCAAAATTGGTCTGCATAGCTTGTTTAAATAAAGACTCTTCCGCATTTATTTTTAGTGCCTTTCCATACATATCATTCTTCTGAATAAAATGGTCAGTCAAGGCACTATTTGAAACCACACCTATGATAAGCATAACAAAGAAGATAATTACACTAAACAGAACCTCACGTTTAGTTATCTCAAAATCATATCTTCTATAATACATAGGTTATTCCTCCATCAGTCTCCGAAAAGGTTTGTGGGAGCATCTGATGATACATCAAAATTAAGTCTCTGATAATCTTTCACTTCATAACCCATCATAGACAAGATAAACTTCTGTGGAAATCTCCGGCAGTATGTTCTGTAGGTCTCAACGTGTTTATTATATGTCTCCCTGTACTCTGCAATCGTTCTTTCAGTAAGTGTGAGAGTGTCCATAAACTTCTGATAATTACCATCACTCTTTAATTCTGGATAACTGTAAGTAACTGCACTAAGTACTGTCTGTACATCTTCCACTGTAGATTTACCTGCACTCATACTCTCAGCTAAATTCTCCAATGTCTCTGCTTCGTGTTTGTCATAGTTCTTTACACAATCCGCAAGATTGTACACTGTGTCATGTCGAGCTTTCTCCTGCACCTTTATGTCACTCATGGCTGACTGCACTTTTTCATCAAGTGCAATAGCCTTGTTAGGGAAACTGTTAAACATGAACACTGTTCCCAAGATGACTGCGATTATAATTCCAATCACAATCAAAACAACTTTGTAACTACTCGTCTTCTTCATAGAAAAGAACCTCCTTAAATTTTAATAATTGATACTTTATCATAAAACTGACCTCTTGTAAAATCAGTTCATAATAACTAAATTCTCTTTAGCTCTGGTTACTGCAACATACATAACCTTTCTCTCTTCCTCGTCCTTCATATAGTTAGGACACTTTACAGGGAAATTTCCATACAGAAGAACATTCTTCACTTCAAGACCTTTTGATACATGAACAGTTAAAATTTTCACTCTATTAGAGTCCATATGTCTCTTCAAGTCTGCAAGTGACATACCCTCTCTTTTAAAGGTGGTGAATGGTACTTCATTCTCCTCACAAATCTCCTGCATTTTAAAGAGGTCTTTATTGGTCCTTACCAGAATGAAATAGTCTCTATAGTTTCCGTCCTTCTTAATGGAGTCAAGAACTACTGGAATTGTTCTCTTGGAAAGAAGCTGTACAGAACCCTCTTCCTGTGACATTGGAACAATGGTCTTATCAATCTTACTGTACACCTGTGAAATAATAGTGTCTGCAATCTCCAACACTGCCCGACTGTTTCTGTAATTGTTGGTGAGGTAGTACACTGAGAATAGTCCATCTTCAATCAGCTTCATAAAGATTTTAACATTACCACCCTTAAAGCTGTAAATACTCTGCCAGTCATCACCTACTAAGAAATAATTATCAGCTTGCAGTGAGTCAATGAAATTAAACTCAAGTGAGCCTACATCTTGGAACTCGTCTACCAGAACGTGTTCAATCTCAGCATTGATACTTCTGAAATATGCTTCTGCCCTTTTCAGTAATTCCTCAAAGGTAATTACATTTCTTGCCTTACACAAGGTATCAATACTTTCTGGGAACTGAGTACTTCCGGCAACACTAATCTCATAATCAATGTCAGCCTGTGTTCTTTCAATGAGTCTTAACTCACCCTGTTCACTTGGAATTAAGAAATCATTCAGTTCTTTCTCAGTGATTTTACCCATCATTTCTTGTGTCTTCATATCCTTGTATTCAAGGTATCTGTCAAAAGTTAAAGACTTACAGTACTTTGTAATAAGCTCCCTGTGGAAGTCATTATCAATTCCATCATCATAGATTCTGTAATTCTCACCAGACAACTTCATAACTCTGTTTGCAAAGGAGTGGATAGTTCCAATGAAAGCGTCTCCAATACCTTCTACATCGTAGAGTCTTTCTTTCATTTCCTCTGCCGCCATGTTGGTGAATGTGATTGCTACAATATTACAAGGTGGAACACCTTCTTCTAAGAGGAATTTAATTCTCTCAGTAAGTACTCTTGTCTTTCCCGAACCTGCTCCGGCAACTACTAAAACATTGTTATCTCTGGCATGAACAGCTAAATCCTGCTGTTGGTCTAATGTAATGGGAGCTTCTTTCTCCCTCTTCTCAAATCCTCTCTTAAACATGGATTTTCTTTTAAGTTTTACTGCCACTGTTATTCTCCTTTCTTCTTTTAGGAATTTATTACTTTATGATTATTATACAATAAAAGACAGGCATTGTAAAACACCTGTCTTCTAATGCTACCTGTTTACATTGTAGTTTCTGTTCTCATTGTTAAAGTCACCTGTTCTTCGGCTCACCTCTCGGCTTATCATAAAGATAGCGTCCTCAATGTTTGAGATATTCAGTTCTAACAGCATACACTTCTTCTTGTAATCCATGTACTTTTCATAATATAGAAAGATTTCCGGGTCTGTGTTGAGTTCTCTCTCTTTTGCTTTCTCAGACATTTTGGTTTCCGATAACTTCTTGTAGAGGTGCTGACTCTCCTGCAAGTACTCTCTCTGAGCTTCTTCAAGATAACACTCAGCCCACCCTAAAAGAGTTCTCATATACATTTTCTGCTGAGTAAATGCGTTTAAATACTCTCCTAAATCTTTAGCAGGACATTCTGTGATATTAGCCGGAAGAGATAAGTAATTTGTGTCAATATTCAATGAGCCATTAGGGTCAAAGAAGTCAACACCCTTATCTTCTAACTCTTCTTGCATAGAGTCCACATAACTCTTTCTCTCTTTCAGAGCTTTCATAGGACTAACCTTCTCCGGCTGAGTCTTTTTCTGTAATTTCATAGGCTACCTCCAACATTCAAGTTTAAAATCACACCAACGACAGGTCTGGCAAGACTTACTTGTACCTTCTCTTGGTGGTAATTCATCTTCCTCACAATATTCATTTAAGGCTTGATACTCATTCAGAACACCAGTAAGAATATGTTCTGTAACTGTGCTTCTCTCCACACAATACTCTTTCATATCCTGTGTGTTCTTATTCTCATACAAGAAGATAACCTTTGTGATAGGCTTTTCAGTTCTAAAGAGAATGTCATCACAGATTAAATTGAGGTCAACCTCATGTTGTATCTTCTGTTCTCTTGTGAACTTTCTTCCACCCTTCATGTGCTGATACTTAGAACGATAATACTCTGCACGTTCCTCTTGTGAAGCATAAAACTCCTCAAGAGTCTTGTACTTATTCCTTAACTGCTGTCTTCTCTCTTCTGCACAATACAGATAAATAAGACCCTGCTTCTTATGCTCTTCTTTAGCGTCCTTTAATTGATTAAACTGGTTATCATTGATACTCTTGATTTCCAGAATTGCAACTTCATCTTCTGGCAGGTCTAAGAACCCATCAGTGTGACCTTGAATGTTGTACTCTTCATTTAAAAGTGGTACTTCATCACAGATAAGCAAGTTCATTTCCAGAAGATAGTTCTGTATTCTCTCATGTGTATATGTACCATTATCGAAGATACGCTGAGTTCTTGCACCAATGTCACCATCAGAGTCATACTGCTTTCTCATGTAGTAGTTATGTCTCATACACTGACCTGCTTGTGACGGAGCATTTACACCTACTGCCCTGTCATTATCTGCATTTGCTTGTTTCTCTAAAAAGAAGTCGAGGGGCTTGATGATATACCCCTCCTGCTTCACCGACTGGAATAAATTGTTTAGACTCATTTATCCTAATTCCTCCTCAAACTGTTTTCTGAAATCTGCATACTTCATCACCATAAGTATGTGGTTCTTCTTATTCATTTTAACAGGTGTCAAGCTAAAGAGCAAAGGAAGTTCCTCTTCTGTATATCCTTTAAAACGATAAGATTTACACCCTCCATGAACATGAGGTACAATCTCATAAGTGTTCACCTGTACAGAAAAGTCATTTGGATTGAATACCACATATCTATCTGTATCTCTCAAGTCTACAAACAGAAGAGGTATTCTCATTCCGTCTTTATCTGCTTCAAGGGAAATCTTCTCCCACACTTTTGTAGTGATAGAATAGAAGTCCTTTTCAGTAGTTTTGCACTCAATAAGGAACTTGTCATTTCTCACATCACCTTTTGCAGACCACATAGCTCCACTGGCAACTACTGTCTTAGCTCCCATGTCTTTTGCAACACTCTTCTCCTGTATCTGGGAGCGTTTCTTTACTGTTTTCATATTACTCTGTTCCTTCCTGTGCCACCTTTAAACAAGGAATCTTCACTGCTCTTTCTTTCACTCTGTCTCCAATAACAGCAGTAAATATTATTCTCGTCCGTCACAAGGTCAAACTGTGTGACATTCGGATTCTGGCACACCTCTTCTTTATCACTCATGGTTTTAAAGTAGAAATCACAGTTAAAACATGACCTTGTAAACTTGGCACTCTTCTTTACTTTCTCTCGACTTTCTTTGTAGCCACGATTGAACTTCATTACATACCCACCTTTTTATTAGCAATAGAAAGAATTTCATCTTTCATACTCTCAATAATATCTGGATTGTCCATGAGGTAATCAATAAGTTTTTCCTGTCCTTGGAACTTGTTAGTTGGGTCACTGGAAAGATAGAAATAACTTCCGGCACGTTCAATAAGACCAAAAGACTTAGCTTCAAGAATAATGGACATATAAATGTCGCAGAATCCTTTCTTAACACCTGCACTGTTCTCCTCTGTGTACATATCAAACTCACCCTGCTTACCAGATGGAAATGTCTTGTTCTTCTCTACTTTAAACTTGACTGTCTGACCTACAGCAACTTTATTCTCACCTGTTCCCTCAGTGATTGTATCACCCTTTCGGAACTTGATACATAAGGACTGTGCAAAGTCTTTTGCTTTTCCTCCCGGGGCAAACTCACCACCATAAAGAGAAATCTTATCTTTCAACTGGTTAATACCAATAAGTGTGAAAGGCATTTCACCCTGTCTTCTGAGCTTGTTATTCTTTGCTTGAAACTTTCTAAAGAACTCAGCCAGTAACTTAGGTTTAATACCCATCTGAACAGTATCATCCATTCCACTCTCATACTCTTTTGTAGGTACAAGTGCTTCAATGGAATCAATTACTCCCAGTTTTACTTCTGGATTGTCCATAGTATCAAGAATCAACTGTGTGGTCTCTTCAAGACCGGAACTTGGATTAAACATGAAAAGGTCTCCATCAATCTCAATCTGTGTAAGGTATTTATCACTGTCTGTAGTAGTACCCTCTGCGTCACATAAGAGAACAGTCTTACCAAATTTCTTCTGGAACTCCCTCATACAATGAAGTGTAACAGTGGTTTTAAAGGAAGAAAACGCTCCTTGAATTTCAGTATAACGTCCAATAGGAATACCACCACCAACAGCAATGTCTAAAGACGGAATAGAAGTTCCGAATCTCTGGATAGTGTACCAATCATCTTCATCTTCTGTAATCTTTTTAGGGAATCCCCTCATTACAGCATTAGTACCATATTTCTTGTTAATGTCATCTACCAGTTTATTGAGTCTGGAATCTCTGGCAGAATCACTCTTCTGTGAAACTGTCTTTGTAACCTGTGCCTTTGCAGGAGTCTTAACTGCTGTCTTCTTTTTAATTGCCATTTTCTTCTTCCTCCAACATACTTCTAATCTCAATATCACCCTCACGCTCTAACTGATTAACTAAAGCTCTGGAAACGAAATTGGTTTGATTATCTCCATTCTTTGCTACATGGACACTAATTCTATCCAACAGTGTTTTACTGGCTACCACTGTTGTTCGTTCTTTTTTCGGAACTAAGGTATCTCTTGCCATGCTTACATTCTCCTTTCTACATAAATTCATACTTTTTAGATTGTATGACTTTATTATATATCATAACCAAAAGATTGTCAAAAAGAAAGGGTAGTCATATTTCAGACTACCCTATAAGTTTATTTACTGGTAGAACCAAATCCACCATTTCTCTGCTCAGTCACTTCGTCTTCTTCTGCATAGAAGTGTTCAACAATAATACCTTGACAGAACGCTTCACCCTGCTTCACTTTTAAAATCTGCTGACCTTCATTAGTAATCTTGATGAAGATATGTCCTTCATTATCAGACTTGTAATAGTCACTATCAATGATTCCAACTGTGTTATCAAGTCTTACTCTGTACTTAAATCCAAGACCACTTCTCGGATATTCTTTCAGTACAAATCCCTCTTTAAGAATACATCTGATACCTGTAGGAATTTTGATTGTTGCACCCGGCACTAAAGAGAAATCAAAAGGTGCAAAGAAATCATATCCGGCAGAACCAGTAGTAGCACGTTTAGGAATTTTAATATTATCATACTCCTGTGCATAAGGTTCAGTGAAAACATTAGCAGGGTCACAACCTCTACCTGCACAGTACTGACCCCATGTAACTTTCTCAAACTTAGCAACTACTTTAGGGTTCTGCATACCCTTCTCAATTACTTCTCTTATACGAAGGTCTTTACCCTCTTGAATTTCATAGCCACGTTTTAAAATAGCGTCTCTTGTCTCTGTGTCGAGCCATGCAACAAGCTCACCATCTGTCTTAAATACTTGATACTGCATATCTTATACCTCGCTTCTCTTAAACATGGACTGTCTCTTTGCTCTGGTTGCTTTTACCTGCTTTTCTTTCTCAGCAAGTTCCTGCTCCTGTCTCTTTAATTCTCTGTCAATTTTCTTTTTCTCAGCCTTCTGCTGTTTTGCTCTTCTGGCTTCTTTCTCGGCAAGAATCTTTTTCTGTTCCTTCTCAGAGTGCTGTCTGAGTTCATGCTCAAACTTAGCTTTCTCAGTGCTACCATACAGCTTCTTAACTATTGCCTGTGCAAAAGCACTATAAGCGTCATAAGGCATATCTTCCGCTTTCTTAACAGAAGTCTTACTGCCATCAGCCCAAATAATGTGTGTGTAGTCTCCACTGTGGATAATCTTCTTGATTTCTGGTAACTGTTTCATGTTTTCTTCCTCCTTAATTTTACCTGCTTTTTTGAGTTCACAATAAACCATACTGACTGGTTCTGTTAATTCACACTTAAATTGTATATCAATAATATTAAAAGGGCAAGCACAACCAATAAGCTGTAATGCCTGTTGTTTAAATCCATGCAGAGCGTGATTAAGAATATGAGCTTCTGACTTAGATACCGTAAAATATACTATAATAGTAAACGCATTGTTATAACAAGTCTCCCCGATAGACACCTGCTTAAAATTAAATGTTCTTAAATGTGACTCGTCTGCAACGTCTTGAAGTGTATTCTTAATCCAGTTTGCAATACCTTCTTTTGTATGCAGTTTAACAAACGCTATATTTTTACTTACATCTGTAGCTGTTATCATTCTAGTGTTTTCCATAGTAACCTCCTTATTTTGCGTCTTGATAACTGTCACCAGTATCATAGTCAGCTCTTAAAAATGGTACTTGTCTTGACTCACTGTTTCCAAATGGGTGTTCCATATAATCTTTAATGATTGGAATAGCTTCTTCCAGATATTCTTCTGGACACTCAAATACAAGTTCATCATGTACCTGTATCATCATGTTACAACCCATTTCTTTAAGTCTCTTGTCAGCGTCTACTCTAATCTGAGCATTGATAGTAATATCTCCGGCAGTTCCTTGAATAGCACTGTTTACAGCTAAACGCTCACAGTAACTTGACACCTTTCTGTCATGTGAGTTTATATCTGGCAGTCTTCTCTTTCTTCCAAGAATTGTGTACACACACTTATTTCTATGTGCATACTTCTTCTGACCGGAAATGAATTTTGCGACTCCACTATAGGAATCAAAATACTTGTCAATGAACTGCTGTGCTACATCAACACCATTCTTACAATGGTATAAATCAAGATACTCTTTCGCACCTAAATCAAGTGGTGAGTAGTGGTCTGACTTCAAACTCTCATAAAGTTTACCTGCTCCACCACCATACATCAGCATGAAGTTGATAGTCTTAGCCGCCTGTCTCAAGTGAGGATAAAGTTTCTTTGCTTCAACTGGTGTACAATCAAGATTAAACATATTCACCGCTGTAGAACCATGTGCGTCATCATCATTTGCGAACATTTCAGTCAAGTTCTTATCCTTACTAAAGTAAGTCAGACACACCATTTCAAGGTTGTGGTAGTCAAGTGCGATAATCTTCTTTCTCTTACCAGTGCTAGGGTCTATACTTCCAATAAATACAGAACGAATCTGGTATTTATCATCCTCATTTGCTTTAGGTAACTGTTGCAAGTTTGGATTGCTACATGAAAGTCTTCCAGAATCAGTACCAATCTGATTAAATGAAGGGTGAGCTTTTCCATCTTCATACAACTTCTCAAGAATACCATCAACAAAGGCAGTTTTCAGTTTTGCTAACTTAGAATACTCCAACATCAGCTTACACATTTCAACTCCCTGTTGCTTTCTCTTGTTGGTCTTAAAAGTCAACTGAGATATTCTCCAAATTGTATCACTGTCAGTACTTGGATTTCCTGTACCAGTCTCACTCTGCACTCTAAATCCAAATGCTTTATCAAGAATAGCAGTATTCTTATTGGACTCTTTAAAGATATTACCTTTCTCGTCAAAATAATAACCTTTGTTATTCAATGCTTTCTGTGTCTCCGACAATGTAGCTTCTTTGTTCTTGTAACTCTGTACAATCTTCATTACTTGTGCCGGAACTTTATCTTTCTTGACTGGTGTATCTGGTTTCTCCCAACCAAACAGGATTTCAGCTTTCTGCTGACTTGACCCAATATTGAACTCAACACCTGCAATCTCATAAATCCTGTAGGTCAGTTCATCAAGGTCATTCTGCATATCAACACCCATCTGTCTCAGCTTGTCTACATCAACAGTAACACCCTGTTCCTCCATTCTAAATAATACTTGCAGGAATGGAATATACATCTTGTAATAGATTTTATCCATCTGTTCATCAACAAGTTCTTGAGTGAAACCAAGATACAGACAGTATGTGTAAAATGCGTCTGCGATTGCATAAGGAGCACCATCTTCAATCAGTACTAAATCAAAAGTTACTCTGGAATTAGCTTTAAATCCAAACTGCTTCTTCACCTCATTCGGCACTGTTGCTGTTGCTTCTGCAAAGTGAGTCTGTTTCAGACCCATCTTCTCAAGTGAGTTGTCTTTCAAACCATTCGGAGTATTCTCATTACACAGCCATGACGCTAACATTGTATCAAAAAGGTCTGTAGTCTTAATCTCAATACCAATACGTTTCATAACGTGCATATCGAATTTAAGGTTATGACCAATAATTCTAACGTCTGTACGCTCAAATACTGGTTTTAAATAATCTACCACAATATCAAGGTCAATCTGATTATCAATGTCCTCTTCTCTTATGTGACCTACTGGTATGTAATAGTTATAATTTTCGCCCCATGAAATACTGATACCAACACACTTAAAATTCTTATTCGGACCTAAAACATCAAGTGTATTAGTCTCTGTATCGAAAGCAAACTCTGGAATATCCATCATCACATCAGACAGCCATTCAAGTCTCTCTTCATCTGTGATAATTTCATAATCTTTCATTTCCGGCTCAAAAGGGAAGTTGCCTTTATATTCACCTGTGTATGCTTCACTTAAAACATCACCCAAAGACTTATCAATGTACTCCTTTGAGTATGGTGCTTTAAGTTTCGGCTTCTTTTTGGGAATAGGCTTTAATCTCTTCTTCCCTTCAATGGGCTTTACTCTTTTCAGCTTCATCTGCACTCTCCTTTCTCATAAAATAATGAGTAGTTCATACTCTGTTATAAGTATAAACTACTCACTAAATTACTGCAAATGCCCTTATCGGTTAAGCTCCTGCTCTAAATCAGCACCTACTGTCAGCTTTAAGCTGTTTTTATCTTCTGTAGTGTACTCATGACCATTACACTTACCAGAACGACCTTTCTTAACAACTTTCTTGAGGGTGAACATTCCCTTAAAGGCGACACCTCCTGCTTTCAGCTTGTCTTTCAGCACATCAAGAAAAGCTCTTACTTCCTGTTCTGCTTGAACTTTACTGATACCTCGTTTCATGGCATATGCTTCAATAAAATCTTTAATTCCAGACATTTCACTTGTCCTCCTTGTTTTTATTTGCTAACACTTCTTTTAATAAGTGACTTAGCCTTGTTCTGTGGTTTCTTAACACTGTTCTCCGCAGGTTTCTTAAAGAGTGTTTTCTTCTTCTTTGTGGAGTTCAGTTTCTTACCAGAGGATAACTTTCTGGCAGGTTTCTCACCTGTTTCTTCGTCATCATCAACACCCATTACTGCATCTCTTCCGTCATAGCTGTCATCTTCTTCATCAGAGTCATCATTACTCTCACCATTATAGCCCTTAACATTCATTTCAAGCTGTCTCTCAATGATTGCATACAGACTCTCTTCTGTACCATCATACTCTTCACGAAGTTTCTCCGGCAACATATTAGTGATTTCTTTCTCTGTTAAAGAAACTTTGTCACCACGCTCAAATGTGTAGTTAGTAGATGTACCAGAACCAAGTCTAACCATTGTGATTTCTCTTCCGGCAAGACCATATTTAGAACTAATACGGTCAAGCTGAGAAATGACTTTAGTTCCATAGACGAACAGCTTTAAGCTACCCTCTGCTTTCTGCTTCTTACCATTCTTGTCTGTGTACTCAAATGGTCTTCCATCCCATACAAGGAAAGCCCCTTTAAAGGAAGGTCTGTCACCATCATTACACAGTTCACAGTTGTCATCACCTGTGCAAGTAAACTGGTTAAACACTTCCTTACCATTTCTTGAGCCTTTTACATTATGCTCTTGAAAATTGATTGGCTCTTCTGTTAAGAAGATAAGGTCAGCTTCGTCTCCGTCTTTTGCTAAAAAGAAACGGAACAGCTTCTTACCTCTGTTTTCTGCCATCTTCTCTTGTCTTGCTTTTTCTTGTCTGTTGGCTTCAAAGCCTTTTTTGAACATACCCATAATTCTCTGTCTCCTTTCATACATAAACTCATAAATTCTATATAAATTATGGTACTTTCACAGTCTAGCACACACCATGCTTATTGTCAAACTTCTTTTTAGCTGACAAAAGCTCCAAGTGCCTGTTTGTATACTGCAACTGGTTCTCAATGTAAGGGTCATTCAAGTCCCCTCCACTCTCAACCCAGTCAGCTACTCTTCTGATAACATCACCCTGTACTTCTGGCTCACACTGAGCCAGATTGATAAATAACTGCTTTGCAACATCCTTCTGTTTCATAATCATATCCTCCTAATTTTTCTATTCATAATGCTATGTGCATTATCAATCATATTATGAAGTTCTGTATCAGACCAATCACAAGGGTCTTTCCCATGCCCCGGGAAATCTACAATAAGGAAGTCTACTCTACCCTTTAAAATCTCTCTGTTCTTCTCTCTGGCTTCAAGTCCTCGGTCATCATTATCACCAATATAAATGACTCTGGAACAGTTATTCTCTATGAAGTTAGCCTGCTCTTCACTGAGATAATCAGTCATAATTGCAAGAGCATTTACAATGTCAGCCTTATGACACCTTATAGCGTCAAACTGTCCTTCAACTAACACTATGGTGCTATTCACTACTTTAAAATGCTGTAAAGGATATAAGAAATTACTCCTGTTAAAATGGTCGTAAATCTTATACCTCTGGTTCTTCTTTCTATTCTTACTGATATATCTACCAATCACTCCGACAAGTTTGTTCTCTTGATTAAAAACTGGGATAGTGATTGTTTTATTAACATCATCATACCCAATCATAAACCTCTTCATATCAGACTTATCAAATCCCCTGTCAAAAAAGTACTTGTATGTACTCTTGCCGGATTGATAAGGTGCAATCTTCCACAGAGGTATAGTCTTCTCTGACTCTTCAAGCTCAATTACATTAGAGTGAAGGTCTTCAAACCTTTTAGTTCGTCTTACTTTACCTCCAAGCTCTCTGTACTCAAGTTCATACCTGTCTTTTAAAAACTGTCGTGCTTTTCGGTCAGCTTTAAACCAAGTCTTTTTAATAGTGTCTTCTGTACTAGGGTCATATCCAAATTCATCTGGCAGTGACATATACAGAAACTTTGCAAAGTTACCACTTGCACCACAAGCGAAACAGTGAAATATCTGCTTCTCAGCAGATACTCCACATGAAGGATTGGACTCACCATGTACAGGACAGCAGATTAACATATCTTCGTCTCTCCACTGTGTAGGTTTAGAACCACAATACTGTACAAGGTCTTCAATCTGCTCTTTTGTTAATGTCATTCCCATAAGCTAACACCATTCCTTGCAACAATATTCTTCTGGGTCATTGATATACACACCATCATCAACTTCATCTGCAAGGTGATTTTGGTAACACCTGTCAATAGTGTTATCCAGTTCGTCTTTATGGTCTAACACCCACTGGTCATAACACTGTTTAAAGAGGTCGTTAAATTCCTTAATTCTCTTCTCACTGACTTTCCACTCTCTGAGCTTGTACTCTAATTCTCTAAATTCTTCAAGTTTAACACTGCCAAAAAACTCTTCTAAAGTCTCACTCAAATGACCCTCTTCTGCGACTTTCCACACAGGAGCAGTCTCTTCTATGGAAACATTGTCTTTAATGCACTTCCCATTCTCATAGTAATGACACCATCTACAACACTTCTGCCAGTCATCTTTAGTTCTGTCTACTCTCTTGAGCTTCACATAAATCACCTCAATCCACACTCATAATATTTTGTTCGTACTCTTCATTTGAATATCCATCATCTGAATTTGAATTACCAGTATCTTCACTGTAAATACTGTCAAAATTCATTCTATGGAAATCCCACTGAATAAGTACTTTACCCAGAACACCTTCACGCTGTTTTAGCACTTTAACTCCCATTTCTTTGTCATTTATCATAACTTCATCACGAAACAGAGCTAAAACATTGTCACTATCTTGACCTACAGCTTGAGAGTACATAATACTTCCCAACTCTGGTCCGGTCTTCTTACTTGTGTTCTTATCTGCCTGTGTATTTACCATAATAGGAATATGCCAGTTCTTTGCAACTTTCTTTAAATCTCTGGTGATATGTGTTACTCTCAACCAGTCATCTTTTGCTCCCTGTTCATCTTCCATAAGGTAAACACCATCAATGAGAACTAAATCTGGCTTCTCTCTTTCTACTACAGAAACAACACTTGACACTCCTGTTGCAGACTCAATCACCAGAGGTTCAAGTTTAGGTAAATCATCTTCCAGAAATTCAAAATACTGATTTTCTACATCAAGTGGAAGAGTACCAGACTTGAAATTGTTGTAATCAAAGTCTCCATACATCATACCAAAAAGCATAGCTTCAAATCTATCACGCATGAGGTCTGTACTCATTTCTGTAATAAAGATACACACCTTGTAATTGTTAAGCTGTGCATAAGCACCTACTAAAACAAGAAACCAAGTTTTACCTACACCAGATGTTGCAATCAGTGTAGTAAGTGTCTCTTTAATCAAACCTTTCAGAATGTAATCAAGGTGTGGAATACCCATTGGAATACCCACCATACCTTTCTTCTCTTTTCTCTCTAAATAGGCTTGCTTTCTGGACTCTGTATCTTTTGTAATATCCACTGATGAAGAAATCACTACTTCATCTTCAATCTTCCACACACCCTGCTTTAATAAGGCAAAGGCTTCTTCTGACTCACCCTCTTCAAGTTTCTCTGCAACTTCTTCCACCACATCAGCAGTTCTGTTGTGCATTGACTTAATATGTAACTGGTTACACCAGTATAAAAGAGTTTCATCAGTACCAACTACTTCTGTACCTTCAACAATATGTGTTTCTAACTCATAGTTAGGAAACTTCTGAGCCAACACTCTTGGTGTAGGAATCTCACCAGTGTCTTTAAACTGTGACTGAATAAAAGAAAACACTCTTCTATTTTCACCAGTCAAGAAAGAAGGTTTTATCTGTTGGTCTTTCAATAACTTCATGTCCTTATCTTCAACCAACTTAGACATGAACCCTCTTTCTACATTGTAATTCTTATTCTTCTTGCTATTTTTTAACTTCATAATGTCTCACCTTTCTTCTCAGCATGGTATTGAAGGTGTCCACATCTACCGCATACTGACTGTTTACTAATGCTCGTCTATTATAGCATGAGTCAACATACAATGACAACTCTCCTGTATTCAACATCATTGTCACCTCTGAGATATTGGTGAGTACAAGACCTACTTGGTTAAAAGGAACATTCATCTGCTCTAAAGCGTCCTTTAATTCATCAGTGTAATTCTCCTTGTCCACAATAAGGCTCACTGTATAATCTGTGTTCTCGTAAATATAACGCATGAGAGACAAGACCTGCTTATCTACTTCGGCATTGTGGGATTTGCCTTTCCATAAGTTTAGGAACTTGTCTTTCACACCTTTATTCTTAAACTTGAGGAGACAGTCTTCACAGCGAACACCAATCACAAAACTTCTTTTGTTTGAAATGTCTCCGTGTAACATTTTCTACTCCTCCACAGGTTTAAGATAATCACTATATGTTTTTCCGGGAAAAGGAGTTAAACTGAAATGTCTTCCAGATAACTCTCCGTTATTATTTACAGGTCTGAGATAAAGAATACCTCTTTCATTCTCAATCAAACATTTCCGTACTTTTAAGAACTTTCCGGCTCTAACTTCTGCCATGCAGTAATCACCTACTTTAAAAGGCTTAATCTTGATTTCAAGAAGCTCTTTCTGTAACTCTGTCTTCTCAAGACTCAGTTTGTAAACCTCTGAGTCAATATCAGTGATACGACTCAGAATCTCCAACACTCTGTCTTCTTGTGGTAGTGTAACAGGTTTCTTTTTCTTCAATGCCATAATTACTGCCCTACCTTTCTGTCAAATGACAGGTCAATCTTAAAATCACCCGGAGCATACACTTCAATGAACTGACCTTCTTTTACTGCTTTCTGTCCATAGTAATCACCTTTATTTAAGTGACTCAGCACTCTCTGAACTGTTGTACTTCTGCTTGCTCTTTCCTCAAAAGCAAGATAACCAGTATCAAGATTGACTAATGAACAGTAAGTAAGTGTAGTCTGACCTCTGTAATCTCCTTTGGAGTCTCTAAAGGAAGTCACCATGTACGCTCCCAGTACATCACCCATCTTGTTATAGTGAACTACTAATGAACCATTGTTCAGCTTGACAGGCATTTCTCCGTCTCTTTCATACTTCTTTCCATTGATTGTTACATTTTTCATTTTATTATCCTCCTTTTATTATTTCCAATTTGTTGCTATCTTACCATCTGGGTGAATGATAATATTTGAATACCCATTCTGGTAATTGTTATGTGTCTGTTGGTACATATCACCTAATGTGATACGAACATGAACACCTTGATAATCAAAGGTGGCATATACAAAGAAATCACCTACACGAAAAGTACTAACACTTATTTCCGGGTCTTTTTCCAGTTCATTAAATATAGACACATCATAATCATGCTTCTCAAGACCACTAAGATACCGGAATGAAAAGGAATGATTCTTTAGACTATCACTGTTTCTTATAAAGTCCTTGATAAAATCAAGAGACATTTGTTCATCTGTCAACACCGTCTGAATCGTAGAACCGGGAAATAATTCTGGATTCGGGGAAACATAGTCATTAACTGATAAATTTATACGAGCCAGATTGCTAATACTTGGGTCATACCCAGAGGTGTTTACACTGATAAAAGTACCAACACTGTATTTCTTATAAATATCAATCAGTTCCTTTAAATGTTCAGGATATAGGCTTGGCTCTCCACCTGTAATGCTTAATCTGGCTGTTGGGTGTTCTTTAAGAACCTTTACCAGTGCTTCTTTCTGACGCTCTGAATCAAACAGACCTTTCATTGGATTCTGTCTTTCTAAACAGAAAGGACAATGATAAGGACATTCCTGTGTCATTATAAGCTGAACATTTATCCTGTAATATAAAGGTCTTCCTAAAGAGGTTAAATCATTTCTGGTTTCTAACCTGTACTTTAGGTCTTCTTTCATCTGTTCACGAATCCACTTATAATCTGGAATGTGTGGTATAAAATTCATCTTCCGGCTCACTTTTCTACCTCCTTGTTTTCTACATAATAAGAACAGTAATAACCTAACTCTGCATTGCAATTATGATATTCATATTCTGCAATAATTCTATCAAAAGTATCTGTTTTCTGCAACAGGAAGGGTTTCACCCACTCATTATTGTACCTTACTTTACAGGGCAACACATACACTTTCATTCCGGCTCTAAAATATCTTCTTGCTACAGCTTTGTTTACTTTATGAACAACACCATTATCAAAGTCATTCATCATTTAGTGTACCTCCTGTCTGCACCTTTAATGGTAATCGGAGTCATGTGACCTTTACAGAGACTTGCAATAGAAGGTCCATAAGTCTCTTCAATCACCTTCATAGTGATATTGCTACAGATAATAGTCACAAGTCCATGCTCTTCTCTGTATCTTAAAAGGTCTTCCAGAATAGGCTTTGCAATCTTACTGTCAATCTCTTTCCCGATTTCTTCAAGCACAAGGAACTCAACACCTTTGTACTGCTCATAGAAATCTGACTCTAAAGCGTCTTTCTCTTTTTTGTCTCTAACATTCCACGCTTCTGTGTAATAACCAATGTACTGACTAAAAGTTACTCTCCGGCAGGTATATCTTCTTCGATATGCTTCTTTTAAGATAATAGAAGACAACATACTCTTTCCGACTCCATTTGAGCCACAAAAGAAAATACCTCTGTTCTCTTCAAAATTAGCATACAGGTTATCAATATACTCCTGCACAAACTTCTTTACTTTCTCAAGACCTTCACTATTATATGTATGAAAGTCTTCAAGTGATTTACCACAGAAGTGCTTTGGCACTCCCATGATAATCAAACTTGACTCTGATACAAAACTTCTCATTGGTCTCATTATTCCCACTCTCCAATCTTTGTTTCGGTGTTCTCTTCATCTACAGGCTGAGTCCACTCTTTCTTCTGGTACTTCTTCTTTGACTTAGGAACATATTCATCATCTACCCACAGCTTAAAATCTGCATAGACTGTGTTCACCCATCTGCTTGCTAAAATGTTTGGGCTGAGTCTTTCTTTATCAAGATAGTCCTGCTCACTATTATACAGGAACTCAATCATTCCGCAAATTTCTCTGGTGTCATAACTCTGCATAAGGACTTTAAAGATGTGCATATCCTTCTGGATATTACTGATAACATACTTACAACCTGCGTCTTCTGCAACCTTCTTGAAATAATACACTAAATCTCTTGTCTTAAATGAGTCAATGTACTTATCCAAGTCTGCATACTTCACAAGGAACTGCTCATACATTCCTCCACTCTTCTGAGTTTTTCTTTTTGGAGTCTCTGGCTCTCTAACTGCCTGTTGTCTCATTGTTGTCTGACCTCTTCTCTGTCTCATAATAGAAACAAGGTCATTGTCACCCACTTTGGTTGTGATACGTTTCATGTGCTGATAAACCTCCTATTTAAAAGAAGACCTATGTTTCAAGGTCTTCTAGTTTCTTACTCTATATAAGATTGTACAGTATCTTGCAATACATTGTCAACGACACCAATAAGACGCTCATAAGCCTGTTCCATTGTTTCTCCCGGCTGAACTACATCTGTTCCCCAACAATCAACTCTTAAAGACTCATAGTTGTCCATGTTCTTAGTGATACCCAGATTTACTCCCACTGTCTGAGCAGATGACTCTTGCTTTCTGTGGTGGTCGTTAGGTACACCTTGTTTAAGTGTCTGCTGATTACTCTTTGTTCCCTTTGTTACTGTAGTGTTCTCTTCTACCTGCTGTTTCAATGATTTCTTCTTTAATGCCATGATAATTGCTCCTTTCTACAGATTACTCTTCAAACACTAAACCATGTCTGGCAGAGTCTTTCACTTTAACAGACAGAACAAAGTCCTTATTCTCTAAAGTGAGGTCAATGGTCTTTCCACCATCTTTAAAGTTTGTCACTGCATAGTTGTCATCAAGATTGAACTTGCCAGAAACAAGTGCAGTAACTTTCTCCAACTTCTTAGTGGACGCTCCTGCTTCTTTGTCTTTCTCCTGCTGTGCAATGATAGCTTCACTCTCTTCTTTTGTCACATTCTTCTCTTCCGCAACAGCTTTTGTCTCTTCTACAGCCTGTTCCGTCTGCTCAATTTTTGTTTCGTCTTTCACTTTCTTTCTAAGTGCCATGATTATTCCTCCTGTTCATTACCAAATATTTCTGTAAAAAGTTTATTCCAACGCAACTGTACATTGCGAGTGAAATTGGTTTGAGAGATTTTCTTACCTGTGGAAATTTTAGCTTTCTCAGCACACTCCACAAGTATCTCAATCTGTTCTGTACAGTACAATCTTCTTCCTTGAATAGAAAAAGGTGTCTTGGGAATTGTTCCGGCTATCTCCCACTTTCTTACAGTCTGTGAAGTTCTCCCTAAATGAGTAGCAACTACATTGATATTGTACAGTGTGGTAGAATAGCCAGTCTTTTTATTTGTATATGGAACTGTTCTATCCCACGGAGATAACTCTAAACTCATTCAGACTACCTCCTTACTTCTTTCTTGAAGCCGCTTTTAAACACTGTGAGGTATCAACCTCTGGCATTTCATCAACCTTCTGTACAGATACAGAATAAGTGGTCTTAACATCACAGAGAGCTTCAAACTCCTCCTGTGTGATAGTGCCATTTTTAACTGAGTCTTCAAGTGCTTTCTCATTGATAACCTCAACCTTCTGCACTTCAACACACTTCTTATAGAGACCCTTCTCTTTTAAGAGTTTAATGGTGTCCTCCTGCTTTAAAGATACAGACTTCTTAGCAACTTTCCCCACCATGAAATCTCCTGCGTCATAATAAAAACTGCCCTTACTGTCTTTAACACCAATAAGCTCTGACGCTTCTTTCAGTCTGTCAGCAAGTGTTTTCTTTGTGGTGTCCAATAACTTCATCTGAGCAGACACCTCAGAATACTCTTGTGCCATCTGAGCTACTTCTTTAGCAGAGTATTTCTGCTTTTTACCTTTGACTACTTTAAGTGCCATGATAATTCCTCCTTTAGTTTTACTTGGTAAAAGTGTATCATTTTTCTGGTAATCTGTCAACAAAGAATTACTTGTAGCCACGACTAAATAAGCCTTTACTCTCTTTCTTCTTTGATTTATTACCAGTAATACTAAATTTCAGCTTTCTATATACTTTATCTCTTGTACTTCCATGACTGGATATGGAATAACTTTCCGAAAATCTGTAATCATATAATCTGGCAGGACTAATCTTTCCCTCTTTTCGTCTTCTGATACGTCCTACTGCCTGTTCAACATTCTTCTCACTATTTACTGAGGACACAAGAAAACCACACTCCCATGACTTAACATTAGTACCCTCTGTAGCTTTCGCATAAGTGGCAAGTGTGATTAAACACTTTCTTGACTCAGCTTTCTCCATCATTACATCTGACTTCTCTTTATTGTCACCATAGTAAAGAAGAATAGTTTCCTCCGGCACAAAAAGTTTCAGATATTTATAGTAGGAAACAATGTGTTCTTTCTGAGTGAAAAATGCAATACAGCTATGACCTTCTTTATACTCTCTGATAATGTCCTTACACACACCTATCATGTGTTTCTTATTACTCACTAAAATGTCATCAATCACCAGAAATGGCACTCTTGGTCTCTCTTCATAAGAAAGTTCTTGCAACATCACTAATTTATCCGGCAACTCTTCCTCAGTGAAGTCTCTCTTATTAAAGACTTGATTCTCATATAGAAAAGGTTCATACACTGCCTTTGACTCTTTTACTCTCACCTCTACAGGAAGAATATCTGCGTCCTCTGCTGTGTACTCACTCTTAAATACAATACCTCCAAAAAACAGGTCAAACACAAAGTCTAATTTATCACCTCTTGTTGGTGTAGCAGTAAGACCTAATTTATAACGACTATTGAACTTGTCAATGATATTAAAAATGTTGAGTCCTACATGGTGACATTCATCTTGAATGACTAAACCAAATTGGTCTAAATAGGAACTCAACTCTTCCTCACTCATTCTACTTAGTGTCTGTACAGTGGCAATAGTTATCTGTTTACCCACAGTTCTCTTCTTAGCTTTAATCAGCCCCGACTCTAATTTACCTCCAAAACAATCTTCAATGTCATTCTGCCACCCAGTCACAAGGTCATCTTTATGAACTAACACAAGAGTCCTCTGCTTGAGTGTGTAAGCTATATTTAAAGCAAGAATAGTCTTACCCTTACCTGTTGGTAACTGGATAAGACTTTTCGGATATTGCTCTTTCTTCTGACTATAAAGATATGCTCCTTTTGCTTTTTCTTGGTCTTCCCTCAGTGTAAAAATAAAAGGTGGATATTCAACATTCTTTAAAACACGATTGTCCTTTATATCTTTAAATGGAACATTCACATTCAACAATTTTGACACATCAACACCTATTGGAACAGTGAGAACTTTCTTTTTGCCACTTTGGTCTCTTTGTGTCCTTTCACTAAAATATTCAAGGTATGGTGGAATGGTAATGTACTTACACCGAGAATATCTTTTCGCTGATTGGTAAGCAGGATTATCATAAGTGAGTGAGTCCTTTAATGTTCTAATCTGGTCTTCACTTAAATCAGTTATCTCCTGCTGACTATTTCTTACTATCTGCATTTCTCTGTCTTCTCCTTTCTCTTCACTTTCTTTAAACACTATGCATATTATATCATAATTCGGACTAAAAGACAAAAGACGCTACAGACTTCCACAGTCCATAACGTCTT